GCACCCTACGGCTGTGAACACATAAAACCGATCGTGCGAATCCTCACCGACACCGATCGGCACGTGGATTATTTTGTCTTATTGAGGACTGCGCCACCGTGGCCCGGTCGTTGAGTGCGCAGACAGGCGGGCATACGTGGTCCCGCCACCGTACTGTTTGGGTATGGCACTCACAGCAAGACTCGACGCAGCTACGGCTGCAGGCTTTGTGCACGTTCGCACTGAGCATTACTCCCTTGGTGGGCGTGTCCCTGGTGCGGGTGATAAACGTGAGGCTTCTGAGCCCGTGTTGGTGTTCAAAAGGGAGGCGTGATATGTGGGAGCCGGTAACAGAAGGCGATCAACGCGTGCAGGCATTAGGCGCTGAGATCAACTGTTGCGGTAATGACGAGTGGCGAGGCCGGCTCTGTCAGTACCACCAAGGCTGGGCTGATGGTTGGGATGAGCGTGACGGTGAGTGGACGACGCCGGTGTTACCTGCGGCAATTCTCGATCATCCTTACGACGCCGGCTGCGCCCATTGTCGAGCCGGTAAAGATTGGGGGCGCAGTGAGCAAAGCAAACCCGTATGACAAACAGCACCCCAGAGCGTGCTCAGTCGACGCCTAAGACGACAGAACGGGCCAGACGTTCTAAGACACGTCGCGCCGACCAGGGCGAACGTGCGTAGCCTGAGCGCATGGCACTCACAGCAGCACGGCGGGCGAGACTGCCGGCGTCGGCGTTCGCCTACCCGTCACAACGTAAGTACCCAGTACCGACCAAGATGCAGGCGGCGAAGGCAGGTATCTCAGAGCGTCAGCGGCTCGGCCTGCACCGCAACGCACTGAGCAGGGCGGCTCAGCCTCAGACGATGGGCACACTGGCACACGTGCGCAGCGTGGTGGCGAAGAGGCACGGGGGTGGGGTGAAGTCGATGCGCCGCCGCTGACCTCGGCGTGTTTACATCTTCGGCAAAACGGCGGGGAGGGTTTTTTTTAGCCGCGGCATGTCGTGCCACCTCGAACGCACTTTTTGTGCGCGCCGTGCAAAAACAAACCAGATCGGCCGAGATCGCTGACAAGCCGATGTAAAGCTGGCAATATCGTCCCTATGCAGCCCGAACCGCCCCCTGATTGGCTGAGCACGCAAGCGCAAGACGTCTGGCGGGACACGTCCGACGAGCTTCCGATCGGCGCTGACCTCGCCGCCTTCGCCGTGTACTGCTGCACGATGGCTGACTTCCTGCAAGCGCAGCAGACGCTCGACAAGACCGGCCAGTTGATAAGAGGCCCCAACGGTGGCCTTATCCCGTCGCCGCTCAACCGGATAAAGCTCACGAACGCCAACGCAGCTCGTGCACTCGCTCGTGACCTCGGCATTGGCGCGGCTGCGTCGCTGCCGCCTGCCCAGTCTGCCAATCGCAGCATCCGTCATCGCAACCAGTCAGCGATCGAGAAGACGATCAAGAGCCTCACCCAGTCAGGCCGGCTCGAAGGCGTCGACTCCGCCACGATCTCAGTTGCCCGTTCGATGGCCGAAGCGCTCGACCGTGTCGACCCTGAGACGAAGCCTGCGCAGTACGCCGCTTGTGCCCGAGTGCAGCTTGCCGCCCTGCGTATGTTGAGAGGTAGCCCTGATGACGACGACGACGCCAGCTCTCTTGCAGACCAGCTCGCAGCTTTGTCAGCCGAGATGGGCGACGCCCCGCAGTCCTGAGCGTCAGACCTACGGCGGGCGCATAGCGCGTCTCGCCAAGATGCTCGGCCTGCCTCTCATGCCGTGGCAAGCGCAAGTCGTCAACGTTGCTTATGAACTCATGCCTGACGGCACGCCTGCGTACCGCGTCGTGCGCGTCGCTGTCCCTCGCCAGAGCGGCAAGACGACGCTCGTGCTCGTGATACAAGTCGACCGCTCGCTGAACTGGGGCGATATGCAGCACACCCTGTATACCGCCCAAGACCGCAACCACAGTCGTGAGAAGTGGGAAGAACAGACTGAGTACCTGCACCGCACCGTGATGCGCAAGCAGTTCCTGCAGCGACGACAGACCGGCCTTGAGCGCACCGTCTGGAAAGCGACCGGCTCGATCGTCGGCATTACCGCGTCAGGCGAGACCTCCGGCCACGGCCCGACGCTCGATCTCGCCATTGTCGACGAAGGTTGGGCACAGAAAGACGAGCGGCTCGCGGCAGCGTTCCGACCAGCCATGATGACGCGGCGCAATGCCCAAGAGTGGTGGCTGTCGACGATGGGCACAGAAGACTCGTACCCGTGGAATGACCGCGTCGACGATGGTCGTGCCCGCGTTGAAGCTCAACTGTTAGACCCGTCTGAGCGTAACGGCGTCGCATATTTCGAGTGGTCTGCGCCCGACGACGCCGACCCGTACGACGAACAGACGTGGTGGGCTTGCATGCCTGCGCTCGGTCGCACAGTCGACGCCAAGACCGTCTGGACAGACGCTAAATCGCTGCCAGAGGCTGACTTTCGCCGCGGCTATCTGAACCAGCGCACAGTCGGTGGACGCCCTGTGATCGAGCCTGGGGCATGGCCACGACTACGTAACGAAGACGTACGCATCGGCGCCCAGCTTGTGCTCGGCTTCGACACGACGCCCGACCGCCAATATTCGTGTATCGCTGCAGCCGGTTGGGCTGACGAGAGCAGTCGCACAGTCGTCGAGCTGATAGAGCACCGTCCCGGCGTGAGCTGGGTAGTGGCACGACTTGCAGAGCTGGCAAAGCGCTGGGTGCCGCTAACGATCGTCTGTGACGCCGCTTCACCAGCAGGCAAGCTCGCCCCTGAGCTGCAGACGCTCGGTTTACCGGTAACGACGACAAACACCGGCGAATATGCTGGTGCATGTGGTGCAATCTACGACGCTATTGTGGAGGCGAAACTTTACCACCGCGGTCAAGCCCCGCTCGACGCTGCTGTCGCCTGCGCTCGTAAACGTCAAATAGGCGACACTTGGGCGTGGGCGAGACGAGAGGGTGGCGACGTCTCGCCCCTCGTGGCGGTGACGCTCGCTCATTACGGGCTGGCCCTATTTGGGCAAGGTGAGTTCCGCATCTACTGACGTGCCATAATGGGCTACTGGTGGTTATGGTCAGCCCTAGTGTCGTGCGTTCGACGCCTCTGCTCTCTCCCCCTAATGGTGCTCTTACGCCTGGTGCGCCCGGTGTGTACGTTTACGATGCCCAGTCAGCTCGACGCATACCCGCGGTAGGTCGCGCGCTCGGTCTTTACGGCGGTCTGTCTAAGCAGATGCCGCTGGACGCTTATAAGGGCACTATGCCCCAACCGCGTCCCAATATCCTGCGTAGGCCCGACCCTGACCGAGCGCGCTCGTGGTTTGTGCAGGTGAGCGTCGAGGATTACCTGTTGAATGGCAATGCTATTTGCTTAGTCACGTCGCGGGGTGCTGACGGTTGGCCTTTATCGGTAACCTGGCTGCCGGCGTTGTGGGTTTATATTGTTTGGCAACCTTGGCAAGAGAACGCCATAAATTACTATTACATTGGCCAGCAGCTCAATTTTGACGACGTTATACACGTACGTCGCGGGGCTGACCGTTTCTACCCGGTGCGGGGCGTAGGTGTCGTCGAGGAATATATGACGACGCTCGACCGGGTGGCTATGGAGGAAGAGTACGAGCGCAATACGCTCAACGGCTCAGGCGTGCCGTCAGTCGCCGTCATTACGCCGACGCCGATGCTAAACCCTGAGCTGGCGCAGCAAGCGAAAGACCAGTGGGTGCAGACGTTCGCCGGGCCGGTTAGAGCACCGGTCATATTGCCTAACGGTACGCAAGTAATCCCCTTGGCCTGGTCGCCTTCTGATACGCAGCTCGTCGAGGCGAGACGGCTCAGCTTGCAAGACGTGGCGAATATGTTCAACCTCGACGCTTTCTGGTTCGGCGTCGGCACACAAGGGCTGGTTTATAAAAATACTGCTGACCAGTACATGAATATCCTACGCACGTCGATCGAGCCGGTACTGGCGGACTTCGAAGACGTGTGGTCTTACGCCTGGCTGCCGCGCGGCACAGATGTGCGCTTCGACCGCCAGCAGCTCTTGCGTGACGACTTGCCCAACACTGCTAACGCGCTCTCGACCCTCGTCGGTGCGCAAATAATCACGCCTGTTCAAGCACAGTTGTACCTCGGCTTGCCTGTTATCAGCTCTGGCGGGTCTACGCCCGCAGTCTCAGCAGGCCAGTCGGTTACACCCGAGACAGAAGGGATACAAGGACCGTGAAAGCCGAAGAGGTGCGCCTCTACTCA